GCAAACAATAGTAGGACTCATTCTGATGAGCAGGTAAGCCAGATAGCTGCATCAATAAAGGAGTTTGGTTTTCTTAACCCCATTATTGTAGACAAGGATGATGGCATCATTGCGGGGCATGGCAGATTGATGGCGGCTAAGAAATTGGGCTTATCTGAAGTGCCACTAGAGTATTTGCATAATAAGTCAAAAAGCTTTATTCGAAATGGCTGTAAGGATGTTTTATGTGGAGATTGTGGCACAGAGTTCACGGCAAGGAAAGATACAAAGCCAGAAGTCTGTAAAAGATGTGCGTCAGCAAGGGGTGGGAAGGGTGTAAGAGGCAATGTTAGGGCTGAGAGAATAGGTTGTAAGTTATGCAAAAAACCTATCAGGAAAAGCACAGGACAAGCCTATTGCTCAATTGATTGCAGAGCTAGAGATAAGAAAACAATAAGGCAGTGCAAGAAGTGCAGCAAAGAATTTAAGGCATATAAAACTGCAGTTTTTGGTAAAACTAATAACACGTCCGGAAATTTCTGTAGCAGAGTATGTTATAACGACTATCTTTGCGATACCGAAAGGGTTTCTGGCTATGGATCTGGGTGGAAGAAAATAAGGGAAGAATCTTTAAAAAGGGCTAGGTTTTGCGCTATATGTGGAACTTTCAAAAATATAGACGTTCATCATATCATGCCTTATAGAATAACCCATGATAATTCACAATCAAACTTGATTGCTTTATGTAAAAAGCATCACAAATTAGTAGAGACTCAGGTGAATGATCTTTTGAATCATGGATGCCCAGAAATAAAGCTTATACATGGAAGTATATTAAGAGAGTATCAATCTGCAACAAGGCAAAAGTTAAAGGATATATATCATGCAATCGCTTGAGTATTGGCCTATTGAAAAGTTTATAAATTATGAAAAAAAACCAAGGAAAGATGCTGTTTTAGAGTCTACAGGGGAAAGCTACAATTCAATGGGGGTGGAAAATGCCTAGGAAGAAAAGTGAAGAGACAAAAGAGAAGGCAGCAAAGAAAAAGCCTGCTGCCAAAAAGAAGGCATCTGCAAAGGAAAAGGCTGTTAAAAAGAAGCCAGCAAAGGAGAAGGCTGTTACTGAGAAATCTAAGCGTGGAAGAAACCCCTATGAGGTAACGCCAGAGCTATTAAAGAAGATAGAAACTTTGGCAGCTCAAGGTCTAACAGAAGCGCAAATTTGTAGCTGCATTGGGTGGTCACGTGATACTTTATGGCGCAAAAAAAAGATACACTCTGAATTAACGGGCACTATAAAAAAGGGGAAAGATAAAGGCTTGGCTGTAATAGCAAATGCTCTCTTTGAAAAAGCAAAAAAAGGCGATACTACAGCGCAAATATTTTACTTAAAAAATAGAGCACCTGATGAGTGGAAAGACCGTAGAGATAACACATTTACAGGCGCAAATGGCGGGCCTATTAAGTTTTCAGAAATTAAGCTAACAGGCAAAGATGGCTAGTGTTAATGTTCAGATGCCCCCAAAGCTAATAGATGCTTTCTTGGGTGAGGCACGTTATAGAGGGGCTTATGGTGGTAGAGGATCAGGGAAAACTAGAACCTTTGCAACAATGACAGCGGTAAGAGCGCACATGTTCGCTCAAGCAGGCAGGGATGGCATTATATTATGTGGCCGCGAGTTCCAGAATACGCTTGAAGAAAGTAGCTTAACAGAGATTAAAGCGGCTATTAATTCATTGCCTTGGTTAGCGCCTCATTTTGAGATTGGTGAGAAATATATTAAAACCAAATGTGGAAGGGTGAGTTACAGCTTTAAGGGCTTATCAAGGAATATAGACGCATTAAAGTCAAAGAGTAAGATCTTAATTTGCTGGGTAGATGAGGCAGAGCCAGTAAGCGAGAAATGCTGGGGGAAGCTAACGCCTACAGTAAGAGAGCAAAACTCTGAGATCTGGGTAACGTGGAATCCAGAAATAGAGAATTCAGCAACAGATAAACGGTTTAGAAAGGATCCACCCAAAGACTCTAAAATAGTTGAAATAAATTACCAAGATAATCCTTGGTTTCCTGTTGTATTAGAGCAAGAGAGGCTGAATGACCTAGAGAAGAGGCCAGAGCAGTATAACCATATATGGGGCGGCGGCTATGTAGAAGATTCTCAAGATGCTCTTTGGAGTAGGGCGTTAATAGATGCAACGAGAGTAAACTATATTCCTAACAGTGAGGATTTTTGGTTTGTTAGAATTGTTGTTGGTGTTGATCCTGCTACGACAAAGAAGAAAGGCTCAAATGAAACGGGTATAGTCGTGGCTGGCTTAGGTAGTGATGACCATCTTTATATATTGGCGGATTACAGCGGTAGGTATTCACCAGCTGAGTGGGCAGAACAAGCATGTAAAGCCTTTGATGAATGGCAGGCTGATTTGATAATAGCAGAGGGTAATCAAGGCGGGGAAATGGTAAAACATACTATTAAAACCCACAATCACAATGTTAATGTTAAAATGATACATGCAAGTAGGGGCAAACAAGCAAGGGCGGAGCCTATAGCTGCTATATTTGAAGAGGGTGAAGCCCATTTTTGTGGCAGGATGAGGCAACTAGAAACTATGTGCTGTACTTGGGAGCCTTTAAGCGGTGATGAAAGCCCTGATAGATTGGATGCAATGGTTTGGGCTGCAACTGCTTGCAAATTGGGCAATGGTATATTTGAGGCTAAAACGCTGGCGGGGTTCTACTAATGGCAGATGGTTTGTTATCAAAATTGCAGCAGGCAGGATTGCCCATTACGGGCATTACTTATGGTGATCCTGTAAAACAGGGTGATAACTACTCAAACGCTGCAAGAGTGGGCAGGGAGTACACAACCGGAGAGAATACACTAATAACAGTCTGTAATGTTACGTGGAGCAGTGGCCCTACAGAGGCTCAAAGGCGAGAATTCAGAAGGATTGCGGGGGTGCCTTATATTTTGTCTGATGAGGTAACGGCACCTATTACAGATGGTTTTGATCCTTCACAGGTTACTCTGGTTTTATGGCTTGATGGGGCTGATTCTGAGACTGTTACAGAAAGCGCTGGAAAGGTTACTCAGTGGGATGATAAGAGCGGCAATGGTTATAATGTTTCTAATGGCGTTACTGACAATCAGCCTACCTATGCTGATAGCGCTATAGTATTTGATGGCAATGACTTATTGAGCGTTGGCGGTGCAATTTATTCGGGCGCTGTCAGCGTTTATGCTGTGCGACAATCTTCTGATGCTACTACTTGTGATTTTTCTAATACAAGTGCCAGATATATGGGTATGGCGCAAGATGCAAGCCCAAGCACTGTTTATGGAAATGTTGGCTCTCCTACGCTATATGTAGATGGTACTGAATTGGTATCACCAACTAGAAATACATTCCATGATGCTGCAAATACAGGATCTGATATGCTGTATTCTTTAACTGGGGCGGATTTAACAAGCTGGACTGATTTTTATTTAGGGTTCTATGATGCATCACCAACAAGCCCTTTGAATATGCTTGGCAATTATTATGAGGTGGTGATAGTTGAAGGCACAGATACAGAAGAGGATAGGCAGATAATGGAAGGTTATCTAGCCCACAAGTGGGGTATAGAAGCTTCACTACCTGCAGAACACCCATATAAAAGCGCAGCACCATAAGGGGGCTTTATGAGTACGCAAGATGAAAATTATATAACTTCAGAGAATCAGAGCTACACAGAGCGGCGGCAACAGTGGCAAAAAATACGTGATGTTATTGAGGGTGAGGATCAGGTAAAAGAGCAGGCCACAATATATCTTCCACAGCCATCAGCACAGAATAGTAATCAATATGAAGCTTACAAAAAGAGAGCTTCATTTTATGGCGTTTCAGAGCGAACACTTAGGGGCATGGTGGGGCTAATTTTCAGGAATGAGCCGCAAATAACGTTACCAACAAGATTAGATTCAATGATTGAAGAGGCTTCAAATCAAGGTCACTCAATGGTTGTATTAGTTCAGGAGATGCTGCAAGAGGTTCTTTCAATAGGTAGATATGGGTTATTGTTAGACTATCCAGCAGAGGCGAGGATTGACCAAGCCCCATATATAGCAGCCTATACAGCAGAAAATATAGTGGATTGGACTGAAGAGTACACAGGCGGCCAGAGGGTTCTAACAAGAGTATTGTTAAGAGAAGATATAGATAATCCTTTGGGTAACGATTATGAAAGATTCCTTGAATTGCTTATCAATGATGGCGTTTATGAGGTCAGAAGGTGGATAACTGAAAATGGAGCCACTCCAATCATGGAAGGTGAGCCAGTTATTCCAATGGTCAATGGTGCACCACTTTATTACATTCCGTTTGTCTTTGTTAGCCCATACAATTTAAAGGCATCTGTACAGA